AACTAGGAAATATAAAGGTTTATACAGAAACAATAACATAGATATTCAAGCCAAGATAAATATGTTAAAGAACTTAAAGAACTTTAAAAATAAAACAGATGACGAAATCAAAAGATATATCCAAGACGAAGAGCAAAGAGCTAACACTCTCAGATACAGAACTAAATACTATAATAGATCGTATTCACGATGGCGAAACAATGTTCGAGTTGGCAAAAGATTTACAGATCAAATTGACAACGCTATACAAATACTTGGATCAAAATCCAAAGACAAAAGAGAGATTTGAACTAGCTCAAGAGAGAGGAATTAAGACTTTAGTTGAAAAGATGCTTGTCTTATTTAATAATGATAACCCTGATGTTGATCCTAATATGCTAGTCTTTATCAGAGAGAGAGCTAATTATTTAAAATGGTTAGCTCCAAGAGTGTCATCGTTATTTACTGAGAAACAAAAGATTGATGTTAAGCAAGATACAACGCTTAATATTAAATGGGAAAGTGAACCTGATTTGATTGATGTATCAGGTGATATAACAGATATACCACCTGATAATAAAGATTAATATTCTTGTTTAATATTCATAGTAACAGATATTTCACCAATACCATCTTGTTCTGTTGCAAACTTCATAGCTGTATAAAGCTCACCTAAATCAAAAACATTACCATCAAATAATGTTTTCTTTGTTATTTTAGGATGTTTATATTTTATATGTTTTCTTTTTTTTTCATCCCAATAATCATCATCAGTTCTTGTTGATGTTATTTTTACATTGTCGTAGGTTATCATAGCTTTCCCTTTCTTTTTTTAGTTTATAGTGAGTGTATATTACACCCTTTGCATTTAAAATATTTATGAGAGTAACCATTTCTAGGTCTAGTATTCTCATAAACTGTTTTAAATTTTGTTGTTTTAATTGTTTATTCATCTTCTAAATCATTTGCATTTAAAAAGTCATCATAACCACAATTAAACGCAATAGGATCACCCCTTTCTAATAATATAGAATAAGGCAATCCATTATGAATTGGTTGTATTTCATCAAGCCATTCTTGATATTCTTTATAGTATTTCATTTTATTTTCCCCTTTCTATTTGTTTAAAATATTATAGCTCCAAGAATAAAACTAGCAACAGCTATTACTATTTCTGTTCTATATAGTAAGCTCCAAGCTAATAGATCCTGCTGCCATTTTTTATTATTGATAGTTATTTGTTTACCAAATAATTTAATAATCATTGGTCCTCACTTTCTTTTTTCTTTTAATATTTTTAATATTAATTCTGCTTTTTGTGGTGTTAGTTCCATTGTATTTGTTGTGTTTCCTAACCCATCAAATATTTTTACACTAAAACCATAATCAGTTTCTGTTAATCTTTTAAATTGTTCTCTTACATAATTTTCGTATCTATCCATTATTCCCCCTTTAATTTTTTAATATTTGTATAAATAAAATGATCTATATCTTCTTGATTATTCCATTGTTCAATAAAATCATCTAGCCATAATTCTTGCTCATGTGTTAGTTGATCTTTGTCTTGTTCATCTGCACTTACATGAGGAAGATTATTATCTTCGCACCATTTATTATAGACTTCTGTTAATTGATCTATCATATTACACCCCCCTTCAATTCAATTATTAATTGGTTAATTTGATCTGCATGTTTTAAACCTAGATATATTAAATAAAACATACCTAGGAATAAAACATAATCTAAAAAGTTAAGTATATTTTTAATCATGAAACCCTCAAAATCATATTGTTTTCATAAGGTATTGTTTTTATAGTTTTATAATCATTTAATTTATCTACTTGATCTAAAAACCAATTACCTTTTTTTTGATATAGTCTATAACTTGCATTCTCAATTAAATAAGAGTGCATTCTATCTTTTGTTGTTTTAGAATACCAACCACCATTATTAAGTTTGATAGTGTTATTCTCTACATCATGCTCAATAATTTTTGTTGCATGGTGTACAACATTTATTTTTTTATCTTCAACAAATGTTGTTGTCTTGTATGCTGATTTATATGTAGTCATTGTTTTCCCTTTCATTTGTTTATACAAATCATATATGCATATATATTTTTAAAGGTCAATACAAAAAGTATATTTTTTTTATGTGTGATATTTATGCAACATATCCTGGTATTTATGCAACACTCTAGTTTAGAATAATTCTAATGTAACTTAATTTTAAAATAATACTTGCAATTATATAAATTGGATATATAAAAAGTATAGAAAGGAAAAAAACAATATGAAGTATAAAATAGAATATGGATCTGCTTGGACAAATACAGAAACATTTGAAACAAACGATATGAAAACAGCAATTGAATTGTGTGAGAATGGAATAAATTTACAATATGCTGTTTATATAAATAATAAAAAATATAGACCTATGTCATCATTTGGTAAAAAAATTAATTTAAATGATGAAATAGAAAAACAAAAATTTAATTACTTAATAAATTAATAATAAACAATAAAACCCACTGATAATATTTTATTGGTGGGTTTTTTTTTGTGCGATCCTGAGAGAATAATTATAAATAAAGTTACAATTCTTTTATCAAGCGCCACGCCACGCATTAGCGTTAAAATATCGGTCAACATTATTGACCTATCTACAATAAAACCTTAATAGGTTTGATAATGTTTATTTATCGGAACCCCAAAAAGGTTAATATATAGAGCTACAACCTACATTTTTGACATTGCTATAGGGGGTATACCCCACAATGCGACCGCATGTTATTATATATATATACATGGGACTCGAGGACTCCCTTACACACACCCACATCTTCATCTTGCCAGACTACCAATAATAAACTAGATATGGTATATGAATCCTTTTGACCTAGAAGATATAGAATCAGTTGCTTATGTTGATAAAGATAACAATGACGTTATAATTAAGTTTGTTGGTTTTCCAACAGAAATAGCTTCGCAGCTATTTATTAACTACGTTATGCTTTGCATTAGCTTTGACTTTGAAGCTGTAGATAGTATGCCTAGCAAAAAGATACACTAGATATGGATTTGCAAAAAGAGAAACTAAAACATACTAAAAGCAATCTATCATTTACCTGCTCGAAGGTTATGAGATACCTAAGAACGCCACCTGATATATGGCAAAATTTATCAAAAGAATTTAATTTTACTATTGATTGCTGTGCTTCAGAGCAAAATCATTTACTACCAAGATACTATACCAAAGAAGATGATTGTTTGACCAAGGATTGGAGTGGTGAGGTTGCATACATACATCCTTTGTTTGATGGCAAGATAGGTAAGTTTGTTGAAAAAGCACACAATACTAAAAACTTTACAGGAGTTTTTCTGTTACCAGCATCAACCCACACTAAATATTTTCATGAGTATTGTTATCACAATCCTAATTGTGAAATAAGATTTTTACGAAAGCCAGTAAAAGGTTTTCACTTTGGTCATGATGATGGCACAATAGATGATCCTAACAAGATAGGATATATAAAACCTTTAATGATTTTAATTTTTAGAAACAAGTAATGGATATTAAAATACCCTACACACCAAGAAAGCACCAAGCATATCTACATAAGAAAATATCAGAAAACAGATGGAATGTATTAGTTTGTCATAGAAGGTTTGGCAAAACAGTATGTATGATCAATCATCTAATTAGGTCAGCATTGCTGTCCAAAAACAAGAACCCTAGGTATGCCTATATAGCACCCACCTTCAAACAAGCAAAGTCTATAGCTTGGGATTATATGAAACAATTTACTGCTAAGATACCTTATACAAAATTTAACGAAACAGAGTTGCGTGTGGATTTGCCGAATGGCAGCAGAATAACATTACTAGGTTCAGAGAACTCAGATGGCTTAAGAGGTATATACCTTGATGGTTGTGTGATTGATGAGTATGCAAATGTAAACGAAAGATTATTTCCAGAAATAATTAGACCTGCACTATCAGATAGAAAAGGTTACTGCGTATTTATTGGTACACCACAAGGCATGAATAATAACTTCTATGAACTATATCAACATGCACAAGGAGCTGATGATTGGTTCAACTACAAGGCAAAAGCAAGTGATACCAAGATTGTAGATGATGAAGAGCTAGTCAAGGCAAAAGAAGTAATGGGAGATAAGAAGTATTTGCAAGAGTTTGAATGTGATTGGATAGCAAACATAGAAGGTGCAGTATATTCAGATGTCTTAGCAAAGATGGAAGATAAAAAGCAACTAACAAGAGTGCCATACGATCCAAGTTTACCAGTATCAACAGCATGGGATCTAGGTGTATCAGATCACAGCAGTATTATATTTTATCAACAGCTAGGAAGAAGTATTAATATTATTGATTACCATGAAGAACGAGGTCAAGGATTACCACACTATGTGCAGATTATAAAAGATAAAGATTATGTTTACAAAGATCATTTTGCACCACACGATATAGAAGTTACAGATTTTAGTAATGGTAAGACCAGGAGAGAGGTCGCTTACCAATTAGGAATTAGGTTCAAGGTCGTACCCAAAATACCATTAGAAGATGGTATACACGCAACCACAATGACCTTGCCTAGATGTTGGATTGATACTGACCATTGCAAAAAGTTAATAGATGCGTTAAGACATTACCACAGGAAGTATATTGATAAAAACAGAATGTTTAGATCAAAGCCTGTACATGATTGGAGTTCACATGCTTGTGATGCTATGCGTTACCTGTCTACTGGACTACAAGAAATTAATGATAGACAAACTGCTCCACAAAGTGTAGCAGATAATGAATACAGGATTATATAATTATGGGATCACTTTTCAAACCAAAAATGCCACCGCTACCACCAGTTCAACCTTTGCCAGAACCGCCTAAAGCAGAAGTCTCGCAAGAGGAAAAAGACAGAATTGCAGCAGAGCAAAGAGAGATTGAAAGAAAACGAAAAGGCAGAAAGTCTACAATTCTTACTGGACCATTAGGTGTAGAAGAAGAAGCTAAAACAGAAAAGAAAACTTTATTAGGATATTAATATGGGTGGAGCAATACCAAAACCTTTTAGACCTAGCAGACCAACTCCTGCACCAGCTCCTGTTACGCCAACAGCACCTGAAGTATCACAAGCTACAGCAACTGCAATGGATGGTTATGATGCAAGAAAGACTAAAGCTAGAGGTAGATCAACTACAATAATGACAGGACCTAGAGGTGTTCAAGATGAAACTGTAACATTAGGTCGTAGAAGTTTATTAGGTAAGTAATGGCAAAAACAGATTTAACAAAAGAACTATTATCAAGGTTTGATAGACTTGAAGGTCAAAGACAAAACTGGGAAACGCATTGGCAAGAAGTTGCAGATTTTATGCAACCAAGAAAAGCAGATGTAACCAAAAGAAGATCAAGAGGTGATAAGCGAATGGAAAGAATCTTTGATTCTTCTCCAATACAAGCAGTAGAACTTTTAGCTGCATCACTACATGGTATGCTAACTAATCCTTCTACACCTTGGTTTACTTTAAGATTTAAAGATGAAGAAATTGATAATGATGATGAAGCTAAACTTTGGTTAGAGTCATCTACAGATGCAATGTACACAGCTTTTAATAGATCAAACTTTCAACAAGAAATATTTGAA